AAAGCCTCACAACAAAAAGAAATAAAAGAAAAGAAANGGATANTAAAAAGGGGGATATAGACAAGTGAGGTGATAGGGTCGNTACAGGCTATATAACCCTGCGGCCTTAATATCTATTATACACCTGAAATTCAATTTTGTCAAGGTTTTTTTAAACTATTTGCAAAAAAGACTTGACAAAACCCCAAAACAGGGGTATACTGTATATATAAGAATAGGAAAGTAATATACATGTCCAAAACAAAAGAGCTTACCACGAAACAGTCATCGTTTCTTGAAAACCTAGTAGTGTGTAACGGCGATACAAAAAAGGCAGGAGAACTTGCAGGCTATTCAGCCGCTTCAGTTCCAAGCGTTGTAAAGAGTTTAAAGACCGAAATACTGGATATGGCTGAAGGCATACTCGCACAGAGCGCCCCCAAAGCCGCTTTAAAGCTCGTAGACATTATGGATAGTGCTGATCCTATACCGCAAGCTAACATACGCATACAGGCCGCACAGACCATCCTAGATCGCGTAGGACTAGGCAAGACAGACCGACTTGATGTAACAGTAAATACTGGTGGTGGTTTATTTATTCTTCCGGCAAAAAACGAGACAGTTATTGAAGGTGTTTATGCAGAGGAGAACTAGCAGTACTATTCCTTTTGGTTATGCTATCAACGAAGCTAACCCAGAGTTTGTAATAGAAATACCCGAAGAACTAGAAGCATTAAACAAAGTTCTTCCTATGGTTAAGGACAGTGCTATTTCTTTGCGCGAAGGAGCTATGTGGCTTGAACACATTACAGGTCGTAAAGTTTCACACACAGGCTTAAAGAAAATAGCCGACAAGCATGGATAAAGATTGGGATATTAATCCCGACAGCTATGTTAAAGATGAAGAAGGAAACTTCATACTTAAAGTAGACGGAACTCCACGCAAGAAAGCAGGTAGAGCTAAAGGCTCAAAAGGACGAGGCTATACTTACCACTCGCAAACCAAAGCGAAGATGGATGCCAAAAAATCAGTAAGAGAAAAGAACAAAAAGTTAAAAGCCGCTCAAGCTAAAGTAGACAATTATAAGAAGTCAATTACAAAAACTAAAAAGACTTTAAATAAACTAGAAGGCAAAGATGCCTCCAACGTCATAGAAGACGTAGAACTAAAACTAGTTCCTCCTTCTTTAGCAACCGAAGCTCAAGAGGAAGTAATCTTCAAAGCCAATGAAGGCCCACAAGAAGACTTCCTTGCCGCAGGAGAAACAGATGTCCTGTATGGTGGAGCCGCAGGTGGCGGTAAGTCTTATGCGATGTTAGTAGACCCACTGCGATACGCACATAGGTCAGCCCACAGAGGTTTAATACTTAGGCGCTCAATGCCAGAACTAAGAGAGCTAATAGATAAAAGCCGTGAGTTGTACCCCAAAGCCTTTCAAGGCTGTAAGTATCGTGAAGTAGAAAAGCTATGGACATTTCCTAGCGGCGCTAAGATAGAGTTTGGATTTTTAGAACGAGATGCAGATGTATATAGGTATCAAGGACAAGCATATAGTTGGATAGGGTTTGATGAAATTACACACTTGCCCACAGAATTCGCTTGGAACTACCTAGCTTCTCGTCTAAGGACGACTGATCCAGACATAGTACCCTACATGCGGTGTACAGCAAACCCCGGCGGTGTGGGCGCTACGTGGGTTAAAAAGCGATATATAGACCCTATACCGCCCAACGAGTCCTTTGAAGGCGCTGATGGACTAACAAGAAAATTTATACCTGCCAGATTGCAGGATAATCCTTTTCTTGCTTCTGATGGCAGATACGAAAGAATGTTAAAGGCTTTGCCGCCTACACAGCGCCAACAGCTTTTAGAAGGGAATTGGGATGTTTCAGAAGGTGCGGCATTCACGGAGTTCACTCCAGTACTCCATGTTGTTACACCCTTTGAAATCCCAATAAACTGGGAAAGAGTCAAGGGGATTGACTATGGCTATGCTTCTGAAAGTGCATGTGTGTGGGGAGCAATAGACCCAGAAGACGGGACACTAATCATCTACAGAGAACTGTACAGAAAAGGTTTACTAGGTACAGAGTTAGCAGAGATGTTAACTAACATGGAAGTAGAAGACCCGTTCTCAGTTGCAGGTGTGCTTGATACAGCGTGTTGGAGTCGAACAGGTACTACAGGCCCAACAGTTGGAGAAACGCTCTTACGCGCAGGACATAAGCTTAGAAGAGCAGATAAAAATAGAGTTCAAGGAAAGATTCAAATCCACGAATACTTAAAAGTAACGCAAAGCGGTAGGCCACGATTACAAATATTTAATACATGCCCGAACCTGATACGCGAACTTCAAAGTATTCCTCTGGATAAGAGTAACCCCGAAGACGTAAATACTCATGCGCCCGATCATGCTTATGATGCCTTACGTTATTTAATAATGTCTAGACCTAGAATCAATGATCCATTGAGTCAGATGCGACAAATACAAAGAGAACAAGTATTTAGACCTGTTGATTCTACGTTTGGATATTAAATAGGAAAAACCTTTAATGGCAGATGATAATTTTTTTGAAAGTGCAGATAATATTTACCTAGCAGAAGTAGAAGGCGAAAAAGGTTTGAGCTTAGAGCTTGAGCCTGATTTACGTTCTATGCTTGTTGGTTTAATTGAAGATCGTTTTGCAAGCGCCGAAACAGCACGAGAGTCAGATGAAAGACGATGGATGCAAGCCTACCACAACTTCCGTGGTTTATATCCCAAGCACGTTAAGTTCAGAGAGTCTGAAAAATCTAAAGTCTTTATCAAAGTAACAAAGACTAAAGTACTTGCGGCCTTTGGACAACTAGTAGATGTAATCTTTGGAACAGGTAAATTCCCAGTAGGCGTAAGAGAAACACATATCCCCGAAGGAATTTCTGAGTATGTACACCTTGACAATACGCCAAGCATTGAGACATCCGAAGCCCCAGAAGGCATGTCAAGCCCTACAGAAGAACCAGAAAATCCATTTGATGTTGGATACGTAGGAGATGGTAAAGTACTAAAAGCAGGAGCTACAATGTCAGGCTCCGAAGGTTTATTTGAAAACAAAGTAAAAGAATCAGAATTAAACTTTGTTGATGGCCCTTCTCCTAATCCTCAAATGCTTGAAATGTCTCCTGCTAAAGAAGCCGCAAGAAAAATGCAGGAGCTTATCCACGATCAAATTGAAGAATCTAATGGCTCTAGTGAGCTACGTAATGCGCTTTTTGAATCTACCCTTTTTGGAACAGGTATCGTAAAAGGCCCATTCAACTTTAATAAAACATTAAGTAGATGGACTGTTGATGAAAAAACGGGTGAAAGGACTTATAACCCTGTGTCTGTTCGTGTTCCACGTATTGAGTTTGTTAGCATTTGGGATTTCTTTCCTGACCCCAACGCTACCACTATAGAAGAATGTGAATATACTTTTCACAGACACAAATTAAACCGCTCACAAATGAGAGCTTTATCGAAGTTACCATACTTTAATAAAGATCAAATTCGTGAGTGCTTAGCAATGGGGCCTAACTACGAAGAAAAAGATTATGAAACTGAACTAAAAGATGATCAAAGAACAGAAGATTACGGTTCAGAGAAGTTTGAAGTTTTAGAGTACTGGGGAATTATGGACGCAGAACATGCCAGAGAAGTAGGCATGGAATTACCAGAGGATGTAGACGATTTAGATGAAGTACAAATTAATGCTTGGGTTAGTAATGGTAAGCTTTTGCGTGGTGTTGTTAACCCATTTACCCCGTACCGCCTTCCATATAATGCCTTCCCATACGAAAGGAATCCGTATAGTTTCTTTGGAATCGGAGTCGCTGAAAACATGGACGATTCCCAACAGATAATGAATGGTCATGCACGTATGGCAATTGATAACCTTGCGCTATCAGGCTCTTTAGTATTTGATGTAGACGAATCTGCACTTGTTGGCGGTCAAAGTATGGAAATTTACCCCGGCAAAGTCTTTAGAAGACAGGCAGGTCAAGCAGGTCAAAGCATCTACGGCATGAAGTTTCCTAATACTTCTCAAGAAAATATGATGATGTTTGACAAGTTCCGACAGCTTGCAGACGAACAAACAGGAATACCTAGCTACTCGCACGGTCAAACAGGCGTACAAAGCATGACACGTACAGCATCAGGCATGTCAATGCTTCTAGGTGCGGCAAGTTTAAATATTAAAACGGTTGTCAAAAACTTAGATGACTTTTTACTCAAGCCTTTAGGCCAAGCATACTATCAATGGAACATGCAGTTCTTTGAAGGCAAGCTAGGCACAGAGGGCGATTTAGAAATACACGCTATGGGTACTAATAGCTTAATGCAAAAAGAAGTACGTAGTCAGCGATTGACAATGTTCCTTCAAACTGCACAGAACCCTGCAATTGCACCGTTTGTTAAAATATCTAAAATTGTCAGTGAGCTTGCTTATAGTCTTGATCTTGATCCAGATGAAATATTAAATGATCCAGAAGAAGCGGCAATCATGGCACAAATAATAGGAGCGCAAAATGTTGGACAAGCAGATGGCAATCAAGCTGTCGCCCCTGACGAGCAACAAGGAGCTATGGGAGGCGTTCAAGGAGCATCTCAACAACCTCAAGACCTTGGAGTTACAGGCACTGGTGGTGGCAACATCGGAACTGGAAATGTTCCGCAAGCAGGGGAAAGTGAGTTCTCTGGTTAATCTAGAGCAACTAAAAGAACAAATATCAGAAGCTAAAAACAGAACAGAGGATTAATCACATGCCACAAGGTAAAGGTACATACGGAAGCAAAGCAGGACGACCACCTAAAAAAGAAAAATATATGGGTGGAGGACATTCAATGCTTAGTCGTTATGATGATGGTGGCATGGCTACGCCAAAAGTAACAGAAAAAGAAAAAGAAATGTATGGTGAAGATGCGGCAAAATTTACATCTTTATATAATTCTTATATGCAATCTAAAGAAAAAGCTGATACGCCTGAACAAATGGAAACAATAGAAAAACGTTTTAAAGAAGTACAAGACAGTTTTGATGGGAATGCAGTTGGCGTTGCTTATAGACTTATGGACGAAGAAAAAGAAGGTAAAATGGAAGGGGGCATGATGAAGTACGCAGAAGGTTCTATGCTTGTACCACCAGAAATGGAAATGCCTGTAGATACATATGACAACATTCCTGAAGACGAAATGGCAGAAGCAAAAGCTTCACAGCTTCCAGACGATGAAATGGAAGATAAGTACTTAGAGTACGTACTTGACGAATCTTTAGATCAAGACGACCAAGAATATTTAATGAATGCTCTAGATGGTGATGAGCGTTTAAGCGGCATCTTTGATAAAGTCATGGATGTAGCAGGAGAATTCTCTGGCGAAGGCNAAGTAGAAGGCCTTGGCACTGGAGTATCAGATTCGATTCCCGCAAGGTTATCGGACGGTGAATTTGTTTTCACCAAGAAAGCAACCGANCAANTAGGCGCAGACAAGCTTCAAACTATGATGGATGATGCTGAACGTGCGTATGATGGCGGTTACATGAAGAAAGCGTTTGGCGGTATGGTAGACGACAAGCTTGAAGATAATCGAGCAGGTATGTATGCTGACGAAGAAGAAGAGATCAAAAAACAAATGATTAATTCTAATCGTATGCCAAGCATTAGATCGCGATAAGGCTACTCTATTTATAGACCCCTTATCATTTTAAAACCTAGAGGCCACCTTGAAGTATCAAGACCCTGTATTGTAAACGCGAACAGTACAGCCACCTTGAAAGACTAGCAAGCCCCAAAAGGAGAGTGACAATGACAACTGCAAGTGAAATGATAGACGAACCAGAAGCAAATCCATACAATGCTAGAAAAGATTGGCATGAGGATGTAAAACCTACAAACTTAGGAAGCGCAGACGGGTTATATTTTGAAAGACCTACGAAGGCTACCTCCAGTGACGAAGAGTCTACTGAAGCCCCCAAGCAAGGAAAACAAAATACTAATTATAAAAAAAGATATGATGACTTAAAAAAACATTATGACGAGAAGGTAGCATCTTTTAAACAAAAGGAACAAGAACTAAGGGCAATGGCACAAAGTAGCGAACCTACTTATGCACCGCCTAAAAGTGTCGAAGACCTAGAACAGTTTAGAGAGCAATATCCTGATCTATATGAAACTGTAGAGACTGTTGCACACTTACAAAGCGAACAACAAGTCGAAGCAATCAGAAGCAAGCTCTCAGCTATTGAAGAAAGAGAGGCCGCTATTGCACGTAGAGAAGCTGAATCAGCCCTACATGAACAGCACCCCGATTTTGAAGATATACGAGGCGATGAAAAGTTTCATAACTGGGCAGAAACTCAACCCGAAGCAATTCAGGATTGGATTTACAACAACCCAAACAATGTTAATTTAGCCATCAAAGCTATTGATTTATATAAATTAGAAAATGGTCTAGCTAAAAACACAAAGCAAAAGTCAAGGAAGTCACAATCTTCCAAATCTGCGGCAGACTTTGTATCTACNAAAACAACAGGTGTAGATTCTAAAGAGCCAAAGATATGGACACAACGGGAAATCGCGGCGTTGTCCATGAGAGATTTTGATAAATATGAAGCTGAAATTGATCAGGCTATCATGGAAGGACGAGTGCGATAATTTTTAATTATTGTCTTTTAGGAGTAACATAACATGGCTTTTAACCAATCAGATCAACTTTTTGAACAAAGTACAGATACCAACGGTAACTTTGGTAACTCTGTTTCAGGGCAAACTAATGCCTTTTTCATGCCTTCAATCTATTCTAAGAAGGTTCTTAATTTCTTCCGTAAGTCTTCAGTAGCGGAAGCAATTACTAACACTGACTATGCAGGTGAGATTTCTGCTTATGGTGACTCTGTAAAGATCATCAAAGAGCCAGAGATTACAGTTTACCAGTATGAGCGTGGTGCAGACGTAACTCAAACTAAACTGACTGATGCAGAAACTACTCTCATTGTAGACGTAGCTAACGCTTTCAAATTTAAAGTAGACGACATTGAAACTTCTATGTCTCACGTTAACTTTAAAGAAGTAGCGACTTCTTCAGCGGCTTACGCTTTGAAGGATGCATTTGACGCAGGCGTAATCGCTAAGATTATTGCAGGTGTTTCTGCGGCTAGCCCTAACCATATTATGGGTTCTGATAATGCTACTGACCTTGCGGAAGGTACTTTTGATGGAACTGGTAACTTGGATATTGGTTTTGGTTCAAGTGAGCATGACCCAATTGATGTTCTTTCTCGTATGGCCCGTCTACTTGACGAGCAGAACGTACCAGAAGAAGGTCGTTGGTTCCTAGCTAACCCTGAGTTCTATGAAGTTCTAGTTCAAAGCTCTTCTAAGTTACTTTCTGTTGATTTNAACGCCGGACAAGGTTCAATCCGAAACGGCCTAGTATCAACTGGTAAGTTGCGAGGATTTGACATGTACAAGACTAACAACATTGCGGCCACATCTAATGCGGCAGGACAGTGTGTAGCGGGTCACATGTCAGCAGTTGCTACTGCACAGACTATCACTAGCACTGAGGTCATCCGTGATCCAGATAGCTTTGGTGATATTGTACGAGGCTTGCATGTTTATGGAGCTAAAGTACTACGTCCAGAGGCACTAGTATCTGCATTCTACGGTATCGACTAAGTAGAAGCATAAGAGAGGGGGATGAAATACTCCCCCAATCTTTTTAAGGAGTATATATGCCACAAGTAGGAACAAATGAAAAACCAATGATGATTTCAGCTAAGCCAAATGGAAAGATACTTGGAGATACAGGAAGTTTTTACAAAGCTGAAAATAAAAAAAAGTATGATGAAAACTACGATGCTATATTTGGTAAAAAGAAAAACACACAGGCGAAATAATTTATGGCTACATCCTATCTTGATTTAACTAACGAACTATTGCGAGAGCTTAATGAAGTTACTCTCACAACTGCAACTTTTGCAGGGGCTGTAGGTGTACAACAACACGTTAAAGATTCTTTAAACAGAGCATACTTTGATATTATTAATCAAGAACCTCAGTGGCCTTTTCTTTCTGTAGCTGAAAGCGGCACAACTGATCCAATGTATGGTAATGTATACGTAGAAACAGTAGCAGGCACAAGATTTTATGAGCTAAAGCCTTCAAGCTCAGACATTACAACAGATTATAGTTCGATAGATTGGGACAACTTCTATCTAACAACAGTAGGTGTTTCAGGCGAAACAACTCCCTATACCTCAAGAAACTTGCGATTTTTAACAACCGAAGAGTGGAAAGATACGCGAAGAGTTTCAGAAAATTTAGACGATGCTGACTCACAAAACTATGGTGAGCCTAGCAATGTTATTAGAAGCCCAGACTCACGAAAGTTTGGACTCAGCCCTATACCAGACAAAGTTTATCGAGTCTGGTTTTTTGCATGGAACTTGCCAACAAAACTAACAAACTCTACAGACACAGTAGTTTTTCCAGAAATGTATACATCTGTATTACTAGCTAGAGCAAGATATTACATTTGGCAGTTTAAAGAGAATCCTCAAGCCGCCGCATTTGCACTTGATGACTATAAAAAAGGAATGCGTAGTATGCGCTCTAATCTTATTGAGCCTACGCCTTCTTACTTTAAAGATGACAGGATGAGACTTATTTAATGGCCGCTTCTCAACCTTTTGGTATTTCATGCAAAGGTGGGTTAAATACTAACCTGAATCAGCTTGAAATGCTCGCTCAGCCGGGGTTAGCTACAAAGCTTACAAACTTTGAGGTTGATCCTGATGGCGGTTACAGGCGCATAAATGGCTACACAGCCTTTGGCGATACTAGGCCAAATAGTGCTAACAAAATATTAGGCATGACAGTATATGCTGATGGTCTTGTTGTTTGTTCAGGCGATGGAATATTTTTTAGCCAAGATGGAGAAAGCACTTGGCTTCAACTAAACAGAGCAAGTGTTGCAGGTTCAGGAGATAATTACACAGCCTTTACAGGCCGTAGTATGGATGCAAGGACTTCACAGGGCCAAGTAACTTTTGCACTCTTTGAAGGCAACACCGACTATGGACAGCTAGTAATTACGGACGGCGCAAACAAACCTTTTTTGTTCAGCATGACAGGAACAGGAAACTTAACAACTAGAACATTTTTTGCACAAGAAGTAACAGTAAGCGGCTCTATCGCCCCAAAAGTTTGTGCAATACACGACAAACATTTAATTGTAGCAGGAGCGCCTACAGCTAAAAACACAGTATTCTATAGTACAAATTTAGACCCTAGTAGTTTTTCGGGCACTGGTTCAGGAAGCATTGTATTGCCTGATCAAGTAGTAGGCATAAAAAGCTTTCGTGACGATTTAATTATATTTTGCAGAAACAGCATACATAAACTTATAAATATAAATGACTCTAATAATATTGCTGTTGTCCCTGTTACACAAAACGTAGGTTGTTTAAGTTCTCATAGCATACAAGAAATTGGCGGTGACTTAGTATTTCTTAGTCCTGATGGCATTCGATCTGTTGCAGGTACATCACGTATTGGTGACGTTGAGTTAGGTTCAGTAAGCCGACAAATACAAAGTATTATTTCAAGTATAGCTTTAGCTGTAAATAGTTTTACAATTACAAGTGCAGTACTAAGAAGCAAGTCTCAGTATCGTTTGTTTTATAGTGTTGATGGTGCTACAAGCCCTATATCAAAAGGCATCATAGGTACACTAACACCTAATGGCTTTGAGTGGTCAGAAACACTAGGAATACAAGCAGTAGGCTTTACAACAGGCTTTGATTCAAATGGCATAGAAAAAGAATATCACGGAGATAACGCAGGATACGTATATAACCACGACACAGGCGATACCTTTACAGCTTCTGGAACTTTATTTGATATTAATGCAATTTATCAAACACCTAATTATGACTTTGGTGATATAGGAACTAGAAAAACTTTACACTATGCAAAGATTTCTATTACTCCAGAAGGAGAAGTACAACCAACACTAAGAGTGCGGTATGACTATGAAGATACAGACATACCACAACCCGCAGATTATATTTTAGATTCTGTTCCGTTGCCTGCCCTTTTTGGTACAGCAATATTTGGAACAGCAATATTTGGAGCTAGTAATGATCCAATGTTGCGACAAGCAGTACAAGGTAGTGGATCAGTATGCAACTTTAGAATTAGTAGCTCTGATCAAAAAGCGCCATACGCAATTAATGGTCTATATATAAATTACATCCCATCAGGTAGGAGATAACCAAATGGCAGGAACAAGCTACACTAGACAAAGCACACTTACAGATGGCGATACTATAACAGCCTCACTCTTTAATACAGAATATAATCAACTAGTTTCTGCTTTTGCTTATGCAAGTAGCGGAACTACAGGACACCAACACGATGGTGGAGCAGGCGAAGGCGGCAATATTCATACTATAGGCGACCAAGACTTTAATAATAAAATAGTTGTTGATAGCACTAACAATCGTTGGAGTGTTTATGTAGAAGTAGGTGGCAGTGCCGTAGAACAGGTACGCATTGAAGACGGTGTAGTATATCCAGTTACAGATAGCGATGTAGATTTAGGTACAAATGCTCTGCGCTTTAAAGATGCATACATTGATAGCCTTACAGCTACAGGCAACCTTACAATTGGTGGCAACATAGATGTCGATGGAACTATAGAATTTGACGGTCTATCAGGCACAGGCTCAGTTACAGTTACAGACATTTTAGATCAAGATGATATGTCAGGCAATAGTGCTACAGCCCTTGCAACTCAACAAAGCATCAAAGCTTATGTAGATTCACAGGTCACTGCACAAGACCTAGACCTGACTGATGGCTCTTCAAGCATTTCAATTGATTTAGATTCTGAAGCTTTAAGTGTATTGGGCGGTACTGGTATTGATTCTACTGCAAGCGGCAATGGCGTAACACTTGCAATAGATAGCACTGTAACTACGCTTACAGGCTCACAGACATTAACCAACAAGACCCTCACTTCTCCAGACGTAAATACTCCAGACATTGATGGCGGTACTATAGATGGTGCTGTTATTGGAGGCTCTAGTGCGGCGG